TGATAGAGGCGATTTAAACTTCCACTCAATGTCACGGTCTTGAAGTGAGCTAGGCACATCATATGGACTGCCGAGCAGGTTCATATTGAATGCCAAACCAAACGCAGCCTCGCAAAGCTGGCCGTTATAGTCTTTCTCAATCGGCGCAAACAGCGGCAGATTCTCGCGGCGGTACTGTTTCATCCGCTCAGAGACCTCATAAGCGGTCATCTCGTGCGTTGTTTCAGGCAATGAAAGGCGGTTCAGATAGAAGCTAGACGAGATCACATCGACTACTTTTTCCCTGAAATCCATGCCAATCGGGTATCCGCCACGATCTTGAAGCAATGGCTCCAGAGCGCGGCCTGTTTTCTGATCATAATCGCGATCGATCCAAGTGATGCCATCCGGGCCAAGGTCAATATCAGAGCGCACAACTTGCGCAGTGGCAGTCAATGGCGGGCGAGCGTAACGCTCTGCAGCCTCCATCAGAGTAAATGTCATCGCCTGCAATGCACGGGCATTGGGTAATGCAGCCACTGTAG